CCTTTTTCGAACTGACTGAAAGAATGCGTGAGGGGTGTGGGTAAAGGGTTAAAAAGCTGAAATCACAAAAAATGGGCAATTTATTCAAAAAGGGATGAATAAGTATGAAAAAACAGAAATTTTCAGCAAAAGCTGAACAAAAAAAGCTAAAAAGCATTATATCTCAACTTCCTGAAGATTTAGTGAAGATTACAGAGGGTTTAGTTGAAGATGCAAGCTTCATGGCTGAACAGTTGGAAAAACTTCGTATCTATATTAACGAAAACGGTTGGAGCGAAGAGTATAAGAACGGTGCAAATCAGTTTGGAAAGAAAAATTCAACCGAGGCCGACTCTTATATCAAGTTACAGAAGAGCTATGCAGCTACAATTAAGCAGATAACAGATCTTTTACCCAAGGGCTCCGAAGTACCGGCGGCAGCTTCAGAGATAATGGACTTCTTGGGTACCAGGAAAAAGTGAATTATCCGAAGCTTTATTTAGAAGCGATCCGATTAGGAGATGAAGTTGTCTCTGAAAAGGTCAGAATAGTGTATGAGCGAGAAGTAGAATGGATGGATCATCCGCCGGAGGACTTTCCTTATTACTTTGATGAGGAAGAAGGCGAGAGACATATAGAGTTTATAGAAAAGTTCTGTAAACATTCCAAAGGCAAGTTTGCTGGAAAGAACATCTCGTTAGAACTTTTCCAAAAAGCAAAGTTTCAGCTCGTGCATGGTTGGCGACATAAAGATACAGGGTTTCGCCGGTTTAAAGAAATAGTCGATGTAAGAGGCCGTAAATGTGGTAAGTCTACAGAAACAGCAGCAGAAGAGTGGGATGCACTCTTAAACGATGGTGAAGCAGGACCTGAAGTATATTGCACTGCCAACAAAAAAGATCAAGCAAACCTTATTTATTCAGAATGCGTTAATATGAGAACGCAGTCTCCGAGTCTTAAGGCTATAACAAAGAAAAGACAGTCAGACATTTATTGTGAAATGAACATGGGTTTTATAAAATGTCTGGCTTCAGATACATCAACGATGGATGGTTTAAACCCATCGTTTTTTAGTTTAGACGAATGGCATGCTATGAAGAATAGTGCGTTATTCGATGTGATGATTCAAGGACAATCAATGCGAGATCAACCACTTGCTTGGTTGATTTCAACTAATGGTTTTGTCAGAGAAGGCTTCTTTGATAGCCATTATGCTTATGCTTCCCAGGTTGCTCTATGGATTATTCAGGATTATACAGTTCTTCCGTTAATATATGAACTTAACAGAAGAGAAGATTGGCAGGATCCGTTACATTGGCCTGAAGCAAATCCCGGTCTTGGAAAGATAAAGTCAATTAAGACTTTAGAGGGATTTGTAGAGAGAGCAAAAAACGATCCTTCGTTTCTTCCGACTGTTATGACAAAGGATTTTAACCTTCCTGCAACAGAGTTTGCTTCCTGGCTTTCGTTTGACGAGGCCGTAAACGAAGAAACCTTTGATATTTCAGAAGTTGAGCATTCTTATGCAATAGGTGGCTGCGACTTATCGTCAGTTGGTGACTTAACTTGCGGTACCTTACTTATAAGAAAGCCTAATGATAATCGAGTATTTGTACTGCAGATGTATTTTATACCACAGTCAAAAATCGATTATTTGGAAAAGACAAAATCAAAAGAAGCTCCTTATAAATTGTGGGCAGAGCAGGGATGGCTTCATATATGTCCGGGAGCACAGGTTGATTATTCGGAAGTTACAAAGTGGTTTGTTGACATGGTAGAACAGCATGACATCAGACCGTTATGGATTTGTTATGACCGAGCATTATCTGGTTATTGGGTACCAGAAATGGAAAGCCATGGATTTGACATGGAAAAGACAGCCCAGGGACCTTTTACATGGAATCAGCCCATGCGTGAAATGCAAGCTGCATTTTCGGAACATAGAGTTGTTTATAACAATAATCCTATTCTTCGTTGGTGTCTTGCCAATACAGGTAAAAAAAGTACAAAGTCGGACAGTATTGAAATGATACAGCCGGTGAAAATACAACAAAACCGAAGAATTGACGGAATGGTTTCGCTTCTTAATGCTTGGGTTGGTTATGTTAAGCATTATGATGAGTATATTCCTTATGTGAGGTAAAAATGAAAGAGCGAAGAAGTATTTTAGACTTATTCAACAAAAAAGAAAAGCCTAATCAGATGGCAACTTACACTACATTTAAAGAACTTGGTACATTTAAGTCTTATTTTACACCTTTTAGCGGAGAGATTTACTCTTCTGATGATGTAAGAGACTGTATCAGGGCTTTATCCGAGCATACATCAAAGGCAAATCCAAGATGTACGGATCCTAATATTGAAAGGTTGCTTTCTCTTACTCCTAATAAATATATGAACGGAAAAGACATGTTGGCGAAATTGAGAAATTATCTCGAAATCAAAAACACAGCTTTTCTTTATATTATGAGAGATAACAGAAATAAGGTTACAGGCTTTTATCCTGTTCCGTACAGTACCTTCGGAGCTGTCGAATACAAAGATCGCCTCTTTATAAGATTTGAGTTTAACGGTGAAGCTGCAGATTCATTAACAGTTCCATGGGAAGATTTGGCAGTTCTCCGAAAGGATTATGTTTTCTCTGATATTGCCGGAGAAAACAACAAACCGTTATTTGGACCGCTTGATGTTGTCAACACAATGGATAACGGCCTTAATAATGCCATTAAGTCAACAGCAAACCTTCGTGGCATTTTAAAGTCCACAAAGGCGATGCTTTCTCCTGAAGATTTAAAGAAGCAGAAAGAAACATTTGTTCAAGATTACATGAATCTTGAAAACGAGGGCGGAATTGCTTCATTGGATGCTACACAGGAGTTTAAGGAAATAAATCTTAAGCCGACAACGGCCACAGCAGAAGAAGCTGATACATACCGTGAAAGAATATACAGATATTTTGGTGTAAATAAGAAGATACTTACTTCTGACTATTCCGAGTCAGAATATGATGCTTTTTACGAAGCCAGAATCGAGCCTTTTCTTATTGCTTTAAGTTTGGAACTCACAAGAAAGATATTTACAGACAGAGAAATATCTTTTGGCAATGAAATTTGGTTTGAATCAAACCGTTTACAGTATGCTTCGGCAAAGACGAAGATTTCAATGGTTGCTCTGGTTGACAGAGGCTTGATGACTCCGAACGAATACAGAGCTTTATTTAATATGGCTCCATATGATGGCGGTGATGAATTTGTTTTAAGACTTGATACATCCAAAACAGGTGATACAACAAACGGTGATGTTGGCAGACCTAAAGAGGAAGGAGACGAAGAAGATGGCGATTAGAGAAAATAGAGAATATCGAAATATGCCAATGGTGCAGATAAGAAAGAAAGAAGAGGGCTCGGAAGGATCCTCTTTTTTAGTTGAAGGCTACGCATCAACCTTTGAAGAGTATGTACTCTTTACCGATGAGAACGGAACAGAATACAAAGAAAAGATTCTTCCTGAAGCTTTTGAAGGAACAGACTTTTCGGATGTTGTATTTCTTAAAGATCATCAGGGTACCGTATTTGCCAGGACAAAGAACGGCACTCTTGATTTAACGGTTGATGAAAACGGACTTTTTACAAGGACCGATTTATCCAAGACATCCGCATCACGAGAAATGTTCGAAGAGATTGAAACCGGGATGTATTCCCAGATGTCCTTCGCATTTATCGTTGATGATGATGAATATAACACAAAGGAACACTTACGAACAATCAGACATATTGCAAAATTGTTTGATGTTTCAGCCGTAAGTTTTCCTGCAAACCCGACAACAGATATTTCAGTTGCGACTCGTACTCGGTTTGATGGATTTATCGAACAGGAGAAAGCGGAGAGACTTGCAAGAGAGCAGGAAGTTCAGAAGTTGGAGTTAGCAAAGTTAAAGCTAAAAGCGATTTTAGATTTGGAGGTTTAATCATGGAAGTTAAAAACATGACTTTGGCTGAAATCGAAGCAAGAGAAGCAGAGATGAAAGCACAGATCGAATCGGCTGAATCTGAAGAGCAGTTAGAAGAGTTAAAAACTTCCTTTATGGAAGAAAGAAAGCTTCTTTCTGAACAGAAGGCCGTTCTTAAAGACCTTGAGGAACGCAAGGCAATGGCAGAAGCCATTAACGAGGGAACTGTAGTTCCTACAATAATCGAAGAAAGAAAAGAGGAAATCAAAATGAAAGACATCAAAGAGTACAGAAACTCCGAAGAGTACATCAATGCTTTTGCAGAGTACCTTAAGACAGGTAAGGATGAAGAGTGCAGAGCACTCCTTACAACTAATGTTGGTGAAGCAGGCGAAGTTGCAGTTCCCGACATGGTATCTTCAATCATCAAGACAGATTGGCAGCAGAGCGAGCTTCTTGGTATGGTTACAAGAATCGCAGTTGCAGGCAACTACAAGCAGCAGTTTGAACTTTCAGCAGGCGATGCTGTTATCCATGATGAAGGATCAGGTGCAGTTTCAGAGGAAACTCTTACACTCGGTACCGTAGAACTTATTCCCCAGAGCATCAAGAAGTGGAAATCGGTTTCTGATGAAGTTCTTGATCTTCGTGGTGAAGCATTCCTTAACTACATTGTTAAAGAGCTTTCATACAGAATTTCTGTTAAGGCAGAAGATGTTCTGATTGATAAGATCGTAGCTCTTGGAACAAGTGCAACAGCTACAGCTCCTAACGCAAAGGTTGTTAAAGCCGGTGCAGTGCTTGGTACTATTGCAACTGCTATGGGCGAACTTAACGCAGAAGCAAAGAATCCTGTTGCTGTTATGAATCCTGCTACAAAGGCAGCATTCAAGGCAGCTGTTTATTCAGGACAGTTCAACGCAGATCCTTTTGAAGGAATGAAAGTTGTTCTTACAAACAACCTTCCTGCATACAAGTCCGCATCCGAGAACGATACTTATTGTATCGTTGGTGACTTCGGTTACGGTGCACTTGCAAACTTCCCTAAAGGAGAAACAATTCAGATCAAGATTGACGATAAGTCAAACATGAAGTCTGACCTTGTTGACATCCTCGGCAGAGAGTATGTTGCAATCGCTCCTGTTGCTTGCAGAGCTTTCGTTAAGATTACTAAACCTGCAGCACTCTAATTGGGGGTAGCCTATGAAATTGACGGTCACAAAAGGCTTTATTGATAAGGATACAAACATATTCCATCAGGTCGGAAGTGTTGTTGAATATCCTGAAAAAAGAGCCAAAGAAATTGAATACAGAGGCTTTGGCAAATGTGAAGAGCCGAAGCCGTCAAAGGCAAAAGCCAAAGAAAAAGAAGTTGCACCGGTGCAACTTGAAGAAAAAAGCGAACAGCCTATAAAGGAAGAAATTCCTAAAAAGGTTAATCGCAAAAAATAGCTGAAAGGAGCAAGTTATGGCAGATGAAATTTTAGAAGAAGTTACGGAAACTCCGACAGAGGATCCTGTTCAGGATGATCCGACTCCGACTCCGCCTACAATAGCGGATAAAGTCAAACTTGCTCTTCGCATATCCCATACCCTCCTCGATACAGAAATATCGGATGTCATAACTTCTGCTCGCCTGGAACTCAAGCGAGCAGGGGTTGACTCCGCAAAAGCTGAAGGAGATTCGGAGAATGTCGAAACAGCAATTAAAACTTATGCACTTGCTTATTATGCAAGTGATGTAAAGGATGCCGAGAGATACCAGGAATCCTTTAAGTATCAATGTGATTGTTTGAGAAAATCATATCCGCAGGAGACAGACAATGTTTAATGAAGTAATTACATTAATGAAAGAAACGAATACGGTTGACTCTTACGGTGATACAACACAGACTTTCACGGAGAGAACAATTTACGCAGAAGTTAAATCTATCGGACAGAGTGAGTTTTATCAGGCCGAGGCGGTTGGATTAAAGCCTGAAATTAAATTCGTGATAGCGGATTTTGCCGATTATCAGAATGAAAAACAGCTTAAATACACTCCGTTTGGCGGTACCGAAGAGATTTATGATGTTTTGCGTACATATCGTAACAAATTAAACCTTGAAATCGTTTGTGCAAGAGGAATTGAATGAGTGCTCCAAAAAGTGTCACAAAGATAAATAAAAACGGTGTGACTTATACATCTAATGTAGATGCTTGTCAGTATTACATTCATGAATTATCAAGAGCTGCACTCCGGGATGTCGGAAAGTTTATCAGAACAAAGTGGAGACAGATTTATTATGAAGTCTTTACCAGGCATACCGGCGATGGCGGAAAAGCAACAAACTACAATGTTATTGCTTCAAAGTCGACAACGGCTCCGAGAGTTCAGGTCGGATTAAAGACAGGCAAGGTTGATGGTTTTTATGCTTACTTCCAGGAATTTGGAACAAGCAAACAGCCTAAACTTCGTCTTTTAACCACTATGGTTGAAGATAGCATACCGCAGATCGTAGAAATCGAATCCAAATATTTATCTGCACTCGAAGATGAAGCAAAGACTTTAGCACTTATTGATGAAAGCGAGT